CGAGGAGGCTTTATGGATTTGTCAGAGTTCTACGAAACCAAACGCAGACCATGTTTGTTTTCAAGAGCAACAAAAGATTTAATTAAAGAAGACACCGAGAAACTAGAAGCGGCAATGGCCGAACTAGAAATCTCTGTTACTTCTATTTCTAATTGGTTGCAAAAAAGAAACGTAAAAGTTTCATGCCCAACCATTAGACGACACCGAAAGAAGGAGTGCGACTGTGGCAAAGATGCTTGATGAATTCGAGCGTCGCCACAAGAAAGAGCATCCTACCGGTTGGGAACCATCTCTGCAATGGGATGGCAGCAAGGGAACAATAACCGCGCAGCTCGACAACGAACCCGACGACGAAGTATGGGCAACGCTTATTGAAGACTGGGGATTAGACCCTCGCAGAACTATGGTTGTGGATGGCTCTTTGCAAATCCGCGCATGGGATGTAGGCGACGGTGATGGCGGAACTCGTAGGCATAAATACTACCGAGCCACGATTAAGCCACGCGAACTGACTGTGGACAGAGCAGACATTGACGCTCTATGCAAGTTAGTTGAGAAACGCAAACCAGTTAAGCCAGTCAAGAATGAATCCAAGCGAGCGTTCCTCGTATTGCTTTCAGACTGGCAACTCGGTAAAGGTGAGAACGGCGGAACCGAAGCGACAACGCAACGAATCATTAACGCCTGTGACAAAGCTGTGCAAAGGTATAAAGACCTGAGCAAACTTGGTCAAACACCTAGCGTTGTGTACCTAATTGGATTAGGAGACCTGTCAGAAGGTTGCTCTGAGTTCTACGCTATGCAGGAATGGCAGACAGACCTTAACCGTCGAGAGCAAGAGCGCCTAGCAAGACGACTCATCCTTAGTTTCATTGACGCTTTCGTTGACCTCGGCGTATCTGTCGTGGCTACTGGAGTGCCTGGGAATCATGGCGAGAACCGCAAGAACGGCAAGGCATACACCGACTTTACAGACAACTCAGACGTATCAGTATTTGAGACGGTAGCTGAAATCATGGCTGCTAACCCTGAACGATACGGCAATGTTTCTGTACCGCTTGAACTATGCGCTGACGATTTAACAATGACCCTTGACCTTATGGGAGTGCCAGTTGCGTTTGCGCATGGACACCAATTCAGGTCAGGCACTAACTCTCAAGCTAAGGCTGAGGGATGGTGGAAGGGTCAGGCTCTAGGCAGGACAGGTGTTAGTGACGCAGAGATACTTTGCTTCGGACACTTTCATCACTTTGTTATGTCAGAGGCTACAGGGCGTACAGTAATTCAATCACCTGCGCTTGATGGTGGAAGCAAATGGTTTACAGGTTCATCAGGTCAGTCTTCACAAGCTGGCATGGTGACGCTCTGTGTAGGGTCGCAAGTAGGGGTTCGTGGATGGAGTGACCTGCTGATACTATAAGTGTCGCAAACATTCTTACTCGAAACTTGCATTGCAAAACCCCTGAACTGTCGAGAGATAGGTCGGGGGTTTTCTTTATGGTGTATCATTGATACCCCTATGGCTTCCCTAATCTACGTCTGCGACATCTGTCATCATCAAGTAACATTGCATCGAGGGGCGTTACACAAAATCCCTTTTAACAAACTGCCAAAGATAGTTCTTGAAGCAGATACTCATAAATGTAAAGAAACGAGAGCAGCATGAACAACATGGATAGAAACATTTGCCGTACCGCAGTACCAGCAATCGTTGGTGCAATCGTGGCATGGGTAACTAAAGAGTGGGCGAAACTTCCTGCTAACGACCTCATGTACCTAACACCTCTAGCGACTACTGCTTACTACACAGCTGTACGTTTTGCAGAAGAGAAGTTCCCAAAGGCTTCATGGCTTCTTGGTTGCCTTCCTGTAAAGCTAGAAGTACCAGTTACTCCTGAGCCTGTTGTTCGTAAGCCACGCGCGAAAGCCGCACCGAAGGCGTAATGTCTGCGTTCGTTAAATCGGACACCCGACTGCCAATGGTCGGCGACATAGTATTTGCAAGGTCTTCTGGTCTTGCAGCCAAACTCATCCGCGTTGGAGAACGTATTAAATTCAAAGGCAAAGGCGACATTTGGAATCATGTTTGCATTGTTGACAGAGTTGTGGACGGCAACGTCTATGTACTTCAAGCCACACCAAAGGGCATAACTAACGACAAGACCATTGACACCATTGGTGACTACCTTGTTATCGAACCCCCTATGTACGTTGACAAAGTTTTAATGAGTACGTTTGGACGCGCTCAACTTAACGCTCCTTACGGCTGGACATCAATACTTACTTGCATCTTTGACCTGTGGACTCCATCGTGGTTCCCTTCAATTCGTCGCCCCGGAAGTTTTATTTGTTCTGCCTTAGTAGCCGAGACGCTTCGAGCTGGTGGTTGGTTCACTCCACATAGCAACTGGCCGGACATCTATGTAGTGACTCCAAGCGAGTTGTTCACAGCATTTACATTGGATAACGCCTGGTAACACCTGTACCATTAGAACGTCTGACACGGACAAATCGAGCCTCCTCGCTCTAATAAATCCCCTTGCTGGCCTCGACTCCGGCAAGGGGATTTTTCTTTATACTTGCATCCAGTTCTTGGACGAACTACTATTTACATGTCCACCAAATGGATGACCGAGGAGGGTCTATGAAACAAGGAACACACATCTGTTTCGCTTGTCGCACGACAGGTGTAGGCAAGTGGCAAAACTCGTTTGAGTTCATGTGCTTTAACTGCATGGATGATTACGAGCTGACAATGGTAAAAGACGTTTACCCACAACCGGAGGACATGTGCAGACCACAGTTACAGAATGGAATGGCCTTGCGCCTGGTGACGACATCAAGGTCAAGGGAGAACGTGGTTACTACAAGTTCCGCTCGGCCGCACTTGATGAAGACGGAGTAGTCAAATGGATAACCGTAATAGGTGGACCAATGCACCACTCGTCATTCCGTCACTTCACACCAGACCGCGTTACACCGAAGACAAAAGGAAGGAGGAAGAAGAGTGAAACTAATTGACACACTCACCGAACTAGATTTCGTAAGGGAATCTGAGGGCGAATTTAGTAATACTTATCGAGCTAATGGGTTTGACATGCGAAGCAACGTCTTTGTAAATGAATCAATAAACGAACGCCATGTGCAAGTATGCCTAATGCCCTACGACCCCGACGAAGAACCTATCTGGGTTACGTTCAGCAAGTATTGTTTGGCAGTAGATAACCTACTTAAACAATGGACAGGAAAACATGACTAACTTAATGACCCTTGTTCAAGACCGTCTTGGTGTTAAGTCTTTATCTAAATGGATACTTCAATGTCAAGAAGGCGGACTCTCCTGTCGTGAGATAGCAGCTCTTGTCCAGGAACAAACAGATGTAAAAGTTTCAAAGTCAACAGTCCATAATTGGATTCTTGATGTCACACCTAAGAAGTAACATAAAAACAACTAAAGCCTGAGGAGGCACAATGGGATTTAACCTTGCAGATTATGAACCAGTAGAAGAAAGACTTGCACGTTTTTGGGAAGAGAATCCTAAGGGGAAAATCTTTACAGAATTAGTTAGTCATTCTGAAACGCAATACATTATCAAATCGTATTTATTCAGAGACGCTAATGACACTTCACCCTGGGCAACTGGGTACGCGGAAGAGACAGTTACCACTCGCGGAGTAAATCAAACATCCGCGCTTGAGAATTGCGAGACCTCGTCGATTGGAAGATGTTTAGCAAACGCTGGTTATGCACCAAAGGGAAAACGTCCAAGCCGTGAAGAGATGACAAAGGTTGCTCGCAAAGCTCCTGAGATGTCACCTGCGCAACAGGAATTAAAGAACGCACTGGCTAAGAAATTCAAAGAAGCCGGTGAAAGAAAGACTTGGGTTGAGTCAGTTGTATTCCACGACATTGCTGGAATCTCTGCGTTGACCGAAGAAGAAGTGAAACTATGCAGTGACCAACTAGCCTTAGAGGAGGCAAAGAAATGAGCAGTCCAATTACAGTCGTGGGATACCTCGGCGCAGACCCAGAATTAAAATTCACTAACACCGGAGCTGCTACAGCGCGTCTTCGTATTGGTGTAACTAAAAAGGGATTTCAAGACAAGCCAGATGTAACGTCATGGTTTACAGCATCAGCTATTGGAGACATTGCTTCCAACATTGCCAACACACTTCACAAGGGCAACCGCGTCGTGGTGTTTGGAAACATGGTGCAACGTAGTTGGGATAAACCAGATGGCACAAAGGGAGAGATAACAGAAATCTCTATTGACTCCATTGGCCCTGACTTACGATTCAACACAGCTGTTATTGAAGGTCACATCTCCAAGCCATCACAGACCGTGAAGCCAGTGTTCGATACCGAGGATGCTTTTTAATGGAAGGGTTGAACGCATACGAGACGGCGTACATTTCAACCACTGAGGGTATGACTCGAATTATGGAGATGAATACCCTCTACGTCAAAGCGGTCAATGATGCAGCCGAGATGTTGGGGGTAGCTCTTGGGATAAGCACCGGCGCGGCAAAGGTAATGATTCTTGGTGACAGTTTTCAGAAATTGAAAGACATTGCTGATAGCCTGACTGCTGTTAGAGAGGTTCTCAACCAAGCCGTAGAGGGAATGAAATAATGCCACCAGTAAAGTTGTCTGTAGCTTGTATGGCTATCGTGGATTCAATCATTGAAAACTACGGTGACATCTTGTTGACCGAAACTAATGCAGAGCAAATCTGTGGCATTAAAAAAGAAGTTTTAGTTAAAGACCTGACTACAACTCAACTGCTTCAATACGCTCTCATTCACGCTCATCTAAGCATTAACGACCTAGCCTCTGCCTTAGAGCAGATAAGGGCCGTGAAGCCAAATAGAGAGCAGCGTAGGGCAAACAAGAAGTTAATCCTGCCTTCATAATCGCTTCCCCCGGAGTGACTAGAACCCCTGCCATCCCGACGCTGGCAGGGGTTCTTGACTTTAGGTTGGCTATTGGTTTAGTCTTCTGGTAAGGGATACACCCTTAGCCAGAGGAGGNTTACATGAGTTACAAAACAGGTAGTTACATTTGTTGGACAGTTGGATTGGTTGCGTTCGTTGTTGAGCTTCACCACGAGGCTTACAGTACGTTTATGCGTTGGAACGCTTTACCAGCAATCGGTTACGGAATTCTTGCCTCCGTATTCACCGCAACGGTTCTAGCGTTTGTTACAAAGCGCTAATGGAGTGGCGCAAACTAGCCGCTTGTACTGGATACCCAGTTCATCATTGGTTTCCGGAAAGTAAAGAGTTAGACGACCAGCAACTTGCTATGCAGGTTTGCTCTGGTTGCCCTGTAAAGAATGAGTGCCTGGACTATTCCCTATGGCATGAGCAGGACGGTATCTGGGGAGGCATGAATCAGACAGACCGACAGAAGCTACGCAAGAAACGACGCATCAGGATTCGAGTTCCCAATGGGGAGCCAAGAGCCTTACACGCCAACTGCGGCACTGACTCCGGGTATCAGTCTTTGTTTAGAGAATCCAAGAGAACGGGTCAACCTATGAAGGATTGTGATGCCTGTCGAAAGGCTCATGCTTTAGCAGACCAAGAACGAAGAGACCGAAACCCTGAGTCAGAAAGAACTAGAAAGCGTCTAAGCGCACAAAAGCAGGTTGCTAAAAAGCGTTCAGCCCCGACGCAAGTTGCTGACAAATCTGAGTGGTTGACTGGAGGAATCTTCTAGTTGACATGACACAGACAATTTGTACTAAAAAGTCTGGTAAAAAGTAACACAACGAGAACGCAAGAGTTCCGCCGTCACCGGCGGTTAGTCACTCGCTAAAGCGAGCGCCTCTCAAGGGAGAGGTTCAGGCTAAAGCAGAGACGTTAGACCGAAGGTAAGATTAAAGAATGAAACTTTACACAGAGGACGACGAAGAGCGAGAGCCGGTTGATGACTTCCTCGCGCTTCTAGTCTTCCTGTGGAGAGGTAACTACTCAGTAAATCTTGCGGCAGGGTTAAAAGAACTACACGTCTATCCCCAACCTTCTACTGGTCTAGCTGAGTGGATTCAATCTCACTTCTCTGAACTGCAACGCTGGCTTCCTGGTGTATGTGATGGTTGTCCTCATCCGACGTGGGTAATGGAAAGAACTGAAATGCCGTATGGCGCTCATGCTCATCTTTGTCCTAAGTGCGTGATGTTGTCAGTTGAAATTTTTGAACGCAAAGGCGTATGGCCTGAGCCAATTTGGTACGACGGAGAGTTGGGAATCGATGAAGCGTAGTCGTATAAACCCTGTGTCAAAGAAACGTCAAGCATTGATGCCCATGCGTCGTTCACTTGTCAAGCGTCTTCTTGAAGAGCGCATGGTATGTGAAGCTCGAATCTCTGGTTGCACCTTTCGTCCAACTGATGTGCATGAGATACTTACAAGAGGTCGTGGCGGTTCTATTACTGATGAAGACAACTGCCTTGTGCTTTGTCGCAACTGTCATCACTGGATTACGTTTGTCTCTCCTGCTTGGGCTATTGAAAATGGATTCACTCTTCACGCTGGAGCTAGTGAAGCAGATAGACGAGCGGCATCGAGGGCGCGTTCAGCATTTGTACAAGGTCTTCAAGCGGAGTTCTTTGAGGACGACTGGTATGAAATAGATGACGACTGACCCACTCTTTGGCAAAGGCACTTGGCGCGATACCGAACTTGAGAAAGATTTTCAAGAAAGGGTTTGCCACACCGCCAGGCTTTACGGTTGGAAAATTTATTCTGTGCCAGACTCTCGACGAGTCTCGCTGAGCGGCTATCCCGATTTAACGATGTGGCACGTTGAACAGAAGCGTCTTATCTTTGCTGAACTCAAACGTGAGAAAGGCAGATTGTCGGAAAGTCAGAAAATCGTATTGGATGAATTAAGTACACTAGGAGTCGCAGAAGTGTACCTTTGGCGACCATCAGACTTTGACAGAATCATTGAACTACTAAAGGGGAAACCATGAGCCGTAACGCTGACAAGATGAACCGTGACCGCAACCGCGCACTGGACACTCTAAACAAAATAAACGAAACGCTTATTGTTGACCTTGTACGTCGAGCTTCAACAAGAGCAACGGTTGAGAAGAATGATTCAGGGCCAAAGGGTAAAGGCGGAATCAGCGACCCAACACTCTCAGCGGTTATGCGTTCAATGTCTCAGGCCAAAGTATCTGACCCGGTGTATGACAGCGTGAAGGACATTGCCACTAGCCTTAATGACATCGCAGAGATTTGCCTACGCATAGATGAGAAGGTTCGCTACATCACCACTGTTCGTGAGTCAGCAAAGCAAGCGGAGATTATTTACTGCCTTGCATGTGGTCGTGAGATTCTTGGAACTCCTGCGGATAGACCTCGTTCGGGCATGTGCCTTCGTGACTACCAGCGCTGGCAGCGAGCCGGGCGACCATACCGAGATGCCTTCTTTGCTCAGGTAAAAATTGAGGAAACCCAGGAAAACTAAGGGTTTACAAAGTTTCTTAAAAAGGTACTTGCGTCCAGTAGTTGGACGTGCCTAGTATTGGGTATCGCCAAACGGCGAGTGTCTGAGGAGGCAAAATGAAAAAGCTAGAAGTTATCTTGAACCTAGATGTTGAGCAGTACTACCAAATCATCAACGTATTGCGCGACGCTTGTGGTTGCAATGATTGTGTTGAACTTACAAACGAGCTTATGATGCAACGCCGCGCTGATGTAAAGGCAGGTCTGTAATGAAGACCATCACAATTATTAACACACTTAAGAAGGCTGGATTTCAAAAGTGGAACATGGATGAAAACGATTACGGTTTTCAGGTTAAGAACTTTGACGGTTTTTTTCAAGTAACTCACAAGATGTACTGCTCAGAAGCAGATTCAAGCAAGCTAGGTGCATTGATGCGCCTTCCGAAGTTTAATGTTACGGAGATGACAACCATGTACCGCGACGCGCTTCGTGATGCTGGTTATGAATGTTCATTGCCGCAACGTATAAATGGAACCTCCTACAACACATTTAATGTCACATCTATAAAGGGGAATAACTAATGCAGTCAACAACACTTCAACGCGGAGCCGAAGAGCGCAAGGTCACTCTTTACAAGAACGGTGAATCGTTCCTAATTACTTGCGAAGTTCTTGCTTCACTGTTTCACGAAGTAGGTCACACCGAAACGCTTTACTCACCAGAGACAGAGCCACAGGCTGAGTTCCTTTACGGTTCGGCTGTCAGGTTCCTTCAAGGTTTTCAATACATAGTCACAGATGGGGAGCTTGCCTAATGCCACAGATACGAATTGACTTAGGCGTTACTTGCATGAAGTGTCGCCAACCAATGGTTGAGAACAACAACCGTTGCGGCGAACCTAACTGTGAGTGCCGAGAGTACAACTGGATGCATGAATCCAATGAATCAATCGAATGTGACTTGGACAGTCAAACGCTGTAAACTAGATACAAGGCCAGAGGAGGCTCGTATTATGAATACCCTATGGGAAATGTTTGACATTGATGTTGCTAAAGACGCAACACTCAGGGAACGCTTTGAGTCGTTCCATAACGCAAACCCGAAAGTGTACGCAGAGCTACGTCGGTTAGCCCGAATACTCGTAGCAAAAGGACACAAAAAAATTGGGATGCAAATGCTCTTTGAGCAAATGCGTTGGCAATGGTTTGAGCAGACGATAGACACATCTGGCTTCAAACTTAACAATGACTACGCCGCTTACTACTCACGACTACTGATGGACAACGAGCCTGAACTGGCTGGTGTATTTCCTATCCGCAGCGTGACTCCTGACAGCACCACCGAGACTCGCCTTCAAAGACTCTCGCAGGTGAAACTACAAACATTGGAATCTTTTGATTAAATACCTTGTCGCTTTAGCGTTGGCACTTTCAATAGTGTTGACACTTCCAGCAAATGCAGATGTACAGAAGCCAGTACCCACAACCGTACAGATTGTGAAAACAAGGGATGTACCACCAGAGCCAGTCATACCGCCAGCAATCATGGCGAAGTGGGCAAAGGTAAACATCTGCGAGACAGGTGGCAACTGGCACACTAGAGGGCCTATCTACTCAGGTGGACTTGGAATCCTGGAGACTAACTGGATGGCGTATGGTGGTTGGAAGTTTGGTGCGGAGTACGCAGCTACACCAGCCGAGCAAGTATTTATAGCAATGAAGATTCAAGCAGCAAATGGATTTGCTGGCTATGTGCCAGACCAATACGGATGTTTAGGGGGATGGTAATGACTAAGTGGTACAACCAACCAGCGCGTGAGCTTCTTCCAGCCATGTGTCAAAAGGGAATCACCGACGAGATTGAGATAATCGAAAACTTGGTTGATGAAATGAATCTTGCAGGGAACCAGGCTGCTGTTTGTGAAGCTACATACAAAGCGCTTTACGCTCAAACTCGACTGTCAGTTCGTTACTTATCCAAGACTAAGTTGACTGTTGACGAGGTGGAATCACAAGCCACCGTTCAATGCGAGGAAGCACACCTGAATTATCTTGTGGCTCAAAACAAATTAGTAACAACACGCGAGGCGCTTCGAGCTGCACAATCTAGGCTCGATGCCTGGCGCTCACTGGCATCAGGGTTTAGGTCTGCTGGCGGTTGATGTCACAGGTATAGTATTAAATAGAGACTTGAGGAGGTCTAATGAAAGTAATAGCAAAAACAAACGAACTCAGCCGCAACGAGTGGCTTGAACTTCGTCGCAAGGGAATCGGTGGCAGTGATGCCGGTATCATCATGGGTGTCAGTAGGTGGCAATCGCCATACTCACTGTGGGCTAACAAGCGCGGCTTAGCCGAGGACAGTCAAGCTGGTGAAGCAGCAATGTGGGGCAACCGTCTTGAACGCTCAGTAGCCGAGGCATACGCCGAGCAGACCGGAGACGCTGTTGTTGCGTGGCCCGTCATGCTCCAGGGTGACGAAGACTGGATGCTCGCCAACGTGGACTTCTTTATTGTTGAGCCAGATGGATTCGCTGAACCAGGCAAGGTGACTGACCTTGATTGGGAGCCAACCAAGATTCATGCCATCCTAGAAATTAAGACGACAGGTATTACAGGCAAAGCAAGCCGTGAATGGGATAACGGAAGGGTTCCCATCAGCTACCTGTATCAAGGAATGCATTACTGCATGACCACCAAAGCCACCCAGAAGGTCGTTTTTGCCTGTCTCATGGGCGGCACTGGCCTGGTCATTAGGGAACGTGAATACAGCGATTCAGACCTTGCCGGTCTTTATGCTGCCGAAAAAGCATTTTGGGGCAAAGTAACCAAAGGAACAGAGCCAGACATTACCGGGCATGAAGCGGACTTTGATACGTTAAAAGGTATCTACCCATCGTCAGAGGGCGGCGTAACAATCGAAGGCGATGAGTTTGTCAAAGACCTCATAGAGGAATACAAGATTGCCAAGCAGACTCTTGATGAGTCACAGGCGGACGTTGACTCTTTGAAAGCACAGCTACTCAGAATTGTGGGAGATGCCGAGGCAGTGACGTTTGACGGTGACACGCTCTACACCTACAAGTCCACTAAGGACAGGGAATCACTAGACACCAAATCATTCAAAGAACAACTCCCAGATGTTTATACTCAATTTCTAAAAATGAATCCTGGATACCGAACTTTAAGGATTAAGGGTGAGTAAGTTTGGTATTGCTTCTTTTGAGGAGCGACAACAAACAGAAAACAATTACATGCAAGAAGTAATTGATTACGTTCTTTCACGTTCTGACACGGTAAAGGTTGATGTTGCTGACATTGCTTTACAAAAGCGAGATGACGTTGACCTTATTTGGCACAAAACAAATAGTTCTGTTTCTACTATTGAGGTAAAGATAGACGCTCAAGCGCACAAGACAAACAACTTTGCTTTTGAAACAATAAGCCAAGAGCTGAAAGCAACACCAGGTTGCATCATGCGAACAAGGTCAAACTATTTTTATTATTATTGGGCTGGTTCTTCCGACTTGTGGCGCATGGAAACAGAGCGTATGCAACATTGGTTTATTGATGAAATGACTAAAACCCCTAAGAGATTTAGAGTTGTAGAAACCGCTACCCAATTAGATAACGGTAGGATTTACACAAGCATTTGTCGTCTAGTACCATTAAAGGATTTGCAAAATGGAATGGGCGAAAACCTATTACATAAAAATCTAAAGGAGAATGATGATTGAAACCGAACGCCAAGAATTACGAGAGAAGCACGCCGAGACCCCCGAACTTTATTGCTCTGCCTGCGCTGTGGTCGGTTTCGACGGAGAATCGCTGAGCCGCAAACATTATCCTTGCGACGTAATTAAAGTATTAGATGCTTGGGAGAACAATGACTGACGATTGCCAACACGGTTACTACAAGACTCAGCACGAAGGCGAAGAAGTATTCAAACGCTACATCTCATTCTTCTGCCCTGACTGCGGTATGCGCATACCGGAAAACCCATGAGCGAGGAAGACTTCACTGAGTTCCTAGATGGATTCAATGAGAACATAGAGCTTCGACGCAGGGTAGATGAAATCTTCCAGGGTGCAAACGAGCGCAACTACTGTCGCACCTGTCACGGCTACCGTCCTGACTACTCACAACCTTGCCTGAACTGTGGAGAGGTTGACTGATGTGGTCATGGGCGTTGGCCATTGTTGGCTCAACTGGCTTGTTCTTTGTAGGGGAGAAGCGTCTTAGGGGCTGGTTCATCCTTGCCGCCAACGAATTACTCTGGGTGGTGTATGCCATACACACACGTCAATACGGCTTTATTGCCTACAGCGCTTTGTATCTCATTATGTATTACAAAGCCATAAGGAACTGGAAATGAGTACCACGTCAACAATAATTGCCCTTGTTTGCATTTGGACTCTTGCGTGGATGGCTATTAAGAGATGACCGTTGTAGCCGGGTTAATAACGCCAGATGGATGCTGGATGGGGGCAGACAGTCTCAGCTCCAACGAGGATGGCCTAGCCTCGCTCACGTCTACGCCTAAGGTAGGACGCTTCGGCAACCTTCTGCTCGGCTACTCAGGTTCTTTCAAGGTGGGGGCCATGTACTTCAAAGTGGCGAGCAAAGCCCATAACCCAACACTTGAGCAATTACTTGAAAGCGTTAAGATGCCCGACGACCTTAAGGACGACTGGGAGCTACTGGCAATCGAAGGTGGTCGATTGTACGAAATCAGTTCAAATAGTGGGGCCATAGAAGCCAGGAGAGACTCAGATGGTTACTGCTATGGAGCAATCGGCTCAGGGGCAGCACCGGCACTAGGGAGCCTATACACCGACCACGAGGACGAAGGCAGCCTGTACCAGGCGTTAGAAGCCTCGGCTATGCACACTACGAACGTGCGTTCGCCTTTTCTGGTCATTTCCCTGTAATTACAAGGGTTATAAAAGTTTCTCGAAAAAACCCAAATAAGTGTAATTTGTGGCTTGAATGTCCACTTTCTGGATGATACGGTTGAGACATGACAAAGATACCAACACACAGATGCAAAGCAATAACAACACAGAAGGCAGCAGGTCGCATGGGTCACAACTACCAGTGCTTCCGTAATGCAATCGAAAACGATGACTACTGCGCATGGCACATTAAGAAGGTTCTTGAAGTTCGCGCTATCAGAGCAACACCAGAAGCACAGGCACGTCGCGCTGCTCTTCTAAAGTCACTTGGTTTGGAGAACAACTAATGAAGGTTTACCAAATCAACGACGAGTCAGTGACTCAACCACAGAAGATTGCTCCAACTCCATGCACACGTTGTTTCGGTGTCGGCACAGTTCACACATACGGAACTTGTTACCGTTGCTGGGGCGCTAAGGCAGACCCAAAGATTAAGACATGGGCTTTCCCTAAGTCATGGGGCAAAGAGCAGTGCCAGGCATTTCTTGACAAGAAGCAAGCAGAAGCAGAGCGTCGTCTTGTTAAGCGCTTGGCTGCTGATGAAGCAAAGAATCTTGAAATGTATCCACCAATCATTGCTGAACCTGTTATCGAAGAAACAGTTGTTGAATCACCTAACAAAAAAACATTGATGGAACACTGGAACTCATAAGTTGTAACCACCACGCATCACTTGTAATACCAATGTTGTAACCAATGTGGTACTCTTGTATGTTACTGTTGGCGCAATCTGTCCAAGCATAGAACGACAAGGCGATAGAACAATGACCCAGAATTCACCTGGCGGTTTCATACGCACAGAGCAAGACGCGATTAACGCAACCGAGGCACTGCGCCTCCGCTCACGCGGTCTAACCTACCAACGAGTTGCTGACATCATGGGGATTTCTAAGACAGCTGCCTACCACCGCGTACAAACCGCACTGGCAGCAATCCCAGCAGAAGCAGTCGAAGAGTACCGTAAGTTGGAATGTGAACGCATTGACTTACTGCTCGAAAAAGTAATGGACAAAGCATTAGCCGAAGACGACAAGGGGTTCTTGTTCGCGGTTGACAGATTCATAACCCTCGAAGAGCGACGCTCTAAGTTGATGGGTTACGACGCACCTGTCAAGCAACAAGTGGAGACAATAACTTATGACGGAAGCACTATCGAAGGTGAAGTCGCAAAGTTACGACAAATCCTTAGCGAACATAGCGGCGAGTCGGTTTCAATGGACGGACAGACTAGCTCGACCTGAGCAACTGCCTGACGAAGATGACTGGTCAGTATTCCTATACCTTGCAGGTCGAGGTGCTGGCAAGACACGCACAGCAGCCGAATGGATTGCATGGCAAGCAATAAAGAACCCCAACACTCGATGGGCTGTTGTAGCTGCAACCTTCTCTGACGTTCGAGATACATGTGCTGAGGGTGAGTCTGGTCTAATACCAATCATCCGTCGCTATGGCATGCTCGAAAACTACAACCGTTCAATGGGAGAGATTCGTCTCAAGAACGGAAGCCGCGTCAAGCTGTATTCAGCAGACACCCCGGACAGACTTAGAGGGCCGCAGCATCACGGAGCCTGGTGCGACGAGATTGCATCATGGCAATACCCAGACACCTACGACCAACTTCAATTCGGTCTGCGTCTAGGTCAGCATCCAAGAACGATAATCACCACAACTCCCAAGCCGGTATTCCTAATTAAGGAACTGCTCAAGCGAGATGATGGCAGCGTAAAGGTAGTTCGAGGCTCAACCTTTGACAACGCTAAGAACCTTGCACCAAACGCAATAGCCCAGATGCGTGCCAGATACGAAGGCACACGTTTAGGACGACAAGAGCTGTATGGCGAATTGCTCGAGGAGCAGGAGGGCGCTCTATGGAACTGGGAGATGATTGACTCAGCAAGAGTCGCCAAAGCCCCAGAACTAACTCGCATCATTGTTGCAGTTGACCCTGCCGGTGGTAGCGGAGAATCAAACGATGAGACCGGTATCTGCGTCGTGGGTCTTGGACTCGATGGACGTGGCTATGTGCTGGCGGACAGAAGTTGCAAGCTCTCGCCGGAAGGCTGGGCTAGACAAGTCATTGATGCCTTTGATGAGTTCGGTTGCGTGCGAGTAATTGTCGAAAAGAACTTTGGTGGTGAGATGGTTGAAGCAGTGCTTAGACAGCAGCGCTCTACTATCCCACTCAAATCAATCACAGCGAAGAGGGGCAAATACATTCGGGCAGAGCCAATTAGCGCCCTTTACGAACAAGGTCGAGTCTCTCACGTTGGTACGTTTGAAAAGCTCGAAGACCAGATGTGCCAATGGGTACAAGGGGAAAGTGACTACTCGCCCGACAGAATCGATGCGTTAGTTCACGGATTAACTGACCTCGGCATCGGAGGTGGTTCATCGGCAGACAGATTCTTTATGATGCTTGCTCCTGGATGTCCTTCTTGCTCATTCCCCAATGAAGCAGGACAATCCAACTGCGGCAAATGTGGACAACCTCTTAGTGATGAAGTAACGAATTATGTTCCTCCCACCGAAGACCGTTCATTCGCCTTCCCCAAACCAACTCAATTTCAACGAGGACAATAAATGGCTCTATTCCAGCGAAAGAACAAGACTACGCTTGCTGCGGAAATTGTTGCTGAAATGCAAAAGGCTGGCATGGCCGGTTCACCTCTAGGTAATGCTGGCGGATACAACTCTGCCTACGCTGCTGGTGCAATGTCATCAGGAGGTCAAGGTATCGCCGGTGGTATCGGACAAGCAGAACCAATGCCTCGTCCTGGATTCACTCCTAACGGTGGTGGATTCGGAGCGGCACTCGGCCCAGCTGCACCTCTACTTCCTGCACCACTTGACTTAGTTCTTGACGACTCAGGCCGCGCTCTACCTCGTAAGTACGAGTATCAGACCGCAATCAACCTCAACATCACACAGACCGAAGTACCGTTTGCAATCCTCACTTCACTTGCAGAGCAATGCGACATTGTTCACCGCGCCATCGAAGTTCGAGTTGGCGACATCATCAAGCAACAGGGTTCATGGACTCTCTCTGACTCGGCTATTGCTGAAATTATGGAAGAGCAGAACTGCTCACACGCTAAGGCAAACCTTCTAGGTCGTGAGAAGTATGGACAGCAGATTAACGAACTCAATGAGTTCTGGTCTAACCCTTACGTTGCATCTGACCGTTCATTCACTGAATGGCTAACAGAAGCTATGTGGCAAGTGTTGGTGTATGACCAACTCTGTGTCTATCCTCGTTACACCTTTGGTAAGAAATTGATTGGCCTTGACATTATCAATGCGCCAACAATTAAAATACTTCTTGACAACCGAGGCGACATTCCTCACCCACCTGAGCCTGCCTATCAGCAAGTGCTTTGGGGCTATCCTCGCGGTGAGTTCACAGCATCACCCGACGCAGACGGTGAGTTCTATTCAGGCAAAGGAAGCAAGGGCGAGTTTCTAACAGACCAGATGAGCGTCTTCATTAAGAACCGTCGCACATGGTCGCCTTACGGATTCAGTCCAGTTGAAGAAGCAATTCCAGCTGCATCGCTTTACTTGAACCGTCAAGTATGGATGAACTCTGAATACCAGAACGGCTCAACACCTCAGACATGGATGCGTACTAACTCACAAGAGCTAGACATCCACAAGTTGGCAGAGTTTGAGCGTATTCTCAACGGACGACTTACCGGCTCTACTGCTGAGCGTCATCGCATTAAGGTATTGCCAGATGGTTTCGAGCCAGTAGCAATGCCAACACTCGACGAGCGCTACAAAAGCGAATACGACGAATACATCATTAAGCGCATAAGTTCTATCTTTGGCGTATCCCCATCAGCACTCGGAGTTGTTACTCGCGCAGGTCTTGGTGGCGGCAAGGGTCAGATGGAAGGCGAAGCAGAGAACGTCGAAACCGTTTCTACTAAGCCAATGGAAGACTACGTTATCTCTTTCATTAACTCACTCTCACGTCGTTACCTCGGTGCTGACAGAAACGTAACCTTCGTACTGAACGATGTTCGCTCGTCAATGGATGAGAAGAACAAATCACAGGCTCTACAAGTTGCACTGTTCTCAGGACAGAAGACACTTAATGACGTGCAGGGCGAGTTGGGTCAAAACCTCTATGACATGCCAGAGGCCGATTCGCCATTCATCGTTGCAGGAAACACAGTTACATTCCTCCAGGGGATGTTGAAAGTTGACACAACAGGCGAAGTTATAGGACAAGTAAGGAACCAAGATGCCATCGATTTACGACTTCCCCAAGAAGTCATCCAAAGCCAAGAAGGTAAAGAAAGCACGCAAGGCGAAGTCAGCCAAGTTGAATCACAAGTTGGTGAGCGTAAAAGCCGGGCGACGCAGACTGGGTTAGCAGTTGACCAACCAGCCGTTGGCGCTCCTGCTCAAAAAGAAGCACTTGCTGATGAGCTAAAAGACTTTAGTCGATTTGTTAAGTCACGCCACAAGAACGGCAAGTGGCGAGCATTTGACTTCGTTACAATCCCTGACTCAATCGGAGACCGCCTCAACGAGGCTGGTTACTTCATTGCTAAGGGCGTTACACCAATGCCAGACAACATGATTGACTGGGCGACTGACATTGTGAACGGTGAGATAACTGATACCCCAAAAGGTTTAGTTACTAAAAGAAACAAGGAAGACCTACCGGGATTCCAACACCGCATTGACTTACAACAGAAGCACGTTAAAGATGTGCAGACAGCATTAGCCGCTTCGGTTGTTGGAATAGCAGCCGCAGTTGACCAGGCTCACGCCGCTACCCCTGTTGCTGGTACTGACATCAGCGCAGTAAGAGTTCTTGCACAGCAAGCAGTCAAGCAAAACGTCAAGACTGAAACAACTCAAGCAACACAAGTGATGACAAGCCTTTACACAGAGTCAGCAAAAGTTGGCGCTACTCGCGCCGCAGCTCAAGTAAAGGGAGTTCCGACTGTAGGCAAGACCGTTGAACGTCTCCTATCTGATGCGAAACTTACTATCAAAGACATCAACGCGACAACCCTCACTCGCATCTCCGACGCACTAACAATCGGCATGCACCAGGGGCAGACTCGTCAAACCATGTATGACGCAGTAAACTCAATCGTCAATGACCCAGCTAGGGCAATGATGATTACGATTACAGAAACAAGCCGTTCATACAACGCAGGTTTGTCTGACACATTCGTAGCAGCAGGAGTAGAGCAGTTCAACTGGATTGCTTACGCAAGTGCTTGTCAAGATTGTGAAGACATGGAATCAAATAATCCATACGACTTTGGTGGCGATGAACCACCACTGCACCCGAACTGCGAGTGCGACATGGAACCAATAACACCAGAATTTGCGCTCTAAGCGCTCAACCTCAACAGGAGATTAACAACATGGCCCAAGACATTACCTATGCTTACTTCGGCGGACTAACTGCGAAGCGTGGCGAAGACGGATACATCCGAGTAAAGGGTCTTGCTACTGACGCAACACTTGACCTCGACGAGCAAATTTGCGACCCAGAATGGCTCAAGACAGCCATGCCGGAATGGTTTTTGCTTGGAAACATTCGCGAAATGCACCAGTCAAAGGCAATCGGCAAAGCTATGGAGATGGAACAGTCTGGTACTGGTTACATTGTCGAAGCAAAGATTGTTGACTCAGAAGCAGCACGTCTTGTTGAAGAAGGAATTTACACAGGTTTCTCAGTAGGCATTAAAGGCGCTCGCGTTGAGAAATCAGAGTCAGCTCCAGGCGGAATGATTCGCTCAGGAAAAATCGTTGAGGTGTCACTCGTTGACCGCCCAGCAAACCCATCATGCGTTATCGAACTTGCTAAATCAGTCAAGGGCGAATTAGTGAAAGGCTCTGCAATGGCAGACATAGAAAAAGATGCCATCAATACAGAGGCAGTCATGGTTGAACCTAACGGCGCACCAGAAGAACTATACGAACGTACACAGGCTTGCACAGCTTGTGACGGAACTGGATACAAGACAAACGTACCGGGCAACCTCATGGAAACACCATGCGAGGTATGCAACGCAGACGGCGAACAAGCACCAGGACAAGTAGAAAACCTTCTACAGAACTCACCTTCTATCCCTGAGTCAATGGAAAACCGTGAAATGAAATCAGCAGACGCAGAGGTTGAAGTTGTAGCTCCTGACGTTGAGCCAGAAGTTGTTGTTGAGGAATCATCTGCAAAGACCGTAGGCGCACTTAAGAGCGCTATCGAAGCAAGCCTTACAAAGGCCGACGACAAGATGCACGACGTAGCAGACCTCAAAGCAGTTCGAGACAGTATGATTGCTCTTATCAAAGCCGAGCTAGACGAAATGCTTGCTGGCGACGAGAATGAAATCTGCGACGTAACAGACCTACTTTGCTCACTATCCATTTTCTTGGACTGGTGGACAGGGGAAGCATCAGAGAATGAAACAGAAGCCCCATTCACAGGATGGGATGAAGACAAATCAGGAGACGACACAATGGCTTACATGGGATTAGGCGTATCAGCCGACCTTATTAAATCAGCATCAGCAGAAGACGCAACCGACGAAACAAAGGATGAGTTGCGCTCAGAAATCGTCAAGGCTTTAGGTCTTGAAGAAACCATCACAACAAAGGCAGCATTGGACGAAGCAAAAGAAGAGATTAATCTCTTGAAGGCAGCGTTGGATGAAGTGCGTGAGATGGCAGTACCGGGTGGCCCAGCCATTCGTGCAACAAGAGAGCAGACACAAAAGTCTTCTCAGGTTATTGCCGCAGAAGTAGAGGCTATCCG